ATATTGATCAATCTTTCCACGAATAACAGATGGATTAATTTCTCCACCGCTATCATTTGAAATAATATGAAAAGGTGGCTTACCAGCAATCTTGCTGTCATGCCACTTCTTAAGCATATCAATTTCAATATCTCCATTTGAAATCTTGCGGTGTGACCAAAGACCCTCGCCCATAATTGCATAAACACGATTACGAACTTCTGTCTCAGACATTTCCAAACTTATAATCATTGGTGTCTTGCCCTGTTTCCATGCCTGTACGGCAAAGTAAAGAGCAAGCCAAGATTTGCCAATACCTGGGTATGCCAGAAAAATTCCTAATTGACCTGGCATAATCCCTGAAGGCAGATAATTGTCAAATCCTGGCAAGCCTGTTTTAATTCCAATCTTACCTAATTCTTGTTGCTTTTTTACATTTTCAAAATATGTAACAGCAGACTGAATATCTGTTGCATCAATATCACGAATAGCAGATGTATTCTTTTTTAATTCGGATGTTTTTGTAATTAATTCTTCAAGGGCTTTTACCCCTTGTCCACCCTGAACATCAGTAGCAGCATTACGAATAATATCTTTAAGGCTATCATTTAAATAATCTGCTTGTAATTCTTCAAGATGATGTTTTGTTGCGCCTACCCCTGGAATCGGAGTAAAATCTCTAAACTTTTCAATGATTAAAGATGCTGGTGGAACGGTACCATTTGATTCTGAGTACCGCTTTATAAAGTGCCAGACATCGCTGTGTGTGCGAAGAAGAGAGTCTATATTTGCTTGAAGCAACACATGAACTTGCTTATCCTCAAGAACTGCTGATATCAACTTTGCTTCTGAATTACTCACTTAACCACTCCCTCGCCAACTTCCTACGCTCTGCTCTTTCAATTAAATCTTTTTCTACCGCATCCCTACCATTAATAATTTGTTGTGCATTATATGCAAAAAAGTTCCAAGAAGGGTTTTGAGATACCTCAAAATAATAAGCCAGCAAATCATAACAAGCATTGAGTCCATAAGACTCTATCAAGGCATCTGATGCCCATTGCTCAACATTAAGATTGAGATTAGACTTTTGCTCGTATCTCTGCAAATGGAGTTTATTGTAGCGACTGAGCAAAGCCATGCGGTCTTTGCGATCAACCACGATTACTCCTCAGTTATTGCTTCTCTTGCTTCCTGTACTTTTTCAACAACCTTCGCTTCAACAAAATCGTATACACGATTCATTGCCTCGTTTGTAGTTTCGCCATCACGAACTGTATCAACTACTCCAAGGTCAACTCGTAAAGATTGAAAGTTGCCTAGATTAAGAGTGTATCCAAGTGTTGCAGATACCTTTGTTTCATTTCTTTGTTCCACCACTGCCTCCTTCAAAAGGCTAATTAATGCTCTCTGTCCAAACAGGTATGAACCTGCCATCTTCAGTTTTTGTATATGTAAGTATACCATCGCCCATTCTTCGTGTCAACTCTTGATTCGTAGGCGTTATACTATTTGTTATTAAATTATCTCTTCTTGGTCTACCCATATGTATACTTGCCAGTATATCACGTATCTCTTTTAATTGCGACTCAGAGTAGTAGGCTCTTATTTGCCATCCTCTAGTACCGCCAACTTGTGCACCTACTGGCGGTGGAATAACTCCTCGTTTAATTAAAGATGGAAAATATTTACGATGCCTATTGACAAGTCTTGCAGTTTCTGATACAGTGTAGGCTCTTTCTCTATTACGCCTAAAGTCAGATCTTAAACAAGTTTCTAATCTATCTTTAGTAATATTGTAAACAGTAACCATTCCAGTTGATCTTGAACTATGGTGCAATCTTACAAGGTTGTTATTTAAAAACCAAATATTTTGGTTACCCTTGATTACAGGCTCGCTATTGTAGTTTTTGCTCTCAAGTTTTCTTGGTTTAAAAGCCATACACCCTCCCTGCTATCAGAAGGCGGATGATAAAAATTTCTACTTCCGCAACAGATGCAGTATGTCTCTAGGTGTATAGTGCTAGAGTACTGTCTGTCAACAAACATTCTACCCTTGCATTTTCTGCAATGAATCATTTAACCTATTCCCCTTAATTAGGAATGCCAATAACAATTAGATGTACAGCCAGAGATAAATCTCCAGAGGCACCGAATCTAACAATTCCCTCTACTCTTGATGTAGTTACAGATTTTAAAATAACCGTAACATTTTGACCTGCTGGTGTATTACCAGTATTTAAAGCAGTTGCAGTAGCAATTGGAGCATACTTAAAGTCTGATGGAAAGTCATATGCAAATGTCTTTTCGTTACCAGCGCTTACAGTAGAATTGTTTGCCACATCTACAATACCACCCACGATCCTAGCCTCTGATGTTTTAATGCTCTGCTTACCAGCGCTAGTAGTGTCTACTGTCGTATAATTATAAGTTGCTGATGAAACCTGTGTTGAAATATCATTTATAGTATCAGCCAACTGATAGATGTATGTAACATCTAAAGGTTGTCCTCGTTCTGGTAGCGGTACTTTAGCCATATATCTCCATTATATCACTAGATCGTTTCATTTAGCATTCTATATACTTTTAAAAATGGTGTTCCAGCAGCGCCGTCTGCTCTAGCAATAGGTTGTCCTGTTAGATATACTTCAACACTAACCCTATTTGGTGCTGATGGTTGAACAACTCCATTTATTGTATAAAATAAAGGGTATGAATAAGAAATAGACGTTGTTTGAATTCTTTCTTTATAAATCCAATCTCCACCATCATTTCTATCCCATCTTAACCAAATATCATATCCCGTTGCATTTCTGATTAATGAATTAGTTTTATATGTGCCCGCAGGACTTACTGGTGTAGAAGCAACACTTCCGTGATCTTTATAATAACTAAAGGTATTAGTAGTCACTGCATTGATTTGATATGTTCCATTAAATGTAGCATCTACTCCTTCTACAGTTACCCAATCATTTACTGACATATAGTGTGCATCTGTTGTTGTTAATGTAGCAATATCAGTAGTTAATTGTTTATTATTAATATCTGAAACTGTAGATGTATCTTTTAAAACTATTACGGGATCCCATGTAAAACTTGCTATCTGTCCACCAGTAGTAAAACTTATGGCTCCAGAAACATAGGTATAGTCTGGAACAATAAGATAAACTGGCGACCAGTGGGAAACTCTGTTTCTATCTTCAGAAATAATTCTGTATCTTAGTGAATACCCTTCAGTTTCACTGCTTATTGGTGGAAGGTCAGCGTATGCTTGACGGTATTTTTTAATACCTGAATCTGCCATTATGAAACTCCGACAGTAAATCTAAATTCAATATAGTTGCTCGTGTTTGGGTTTTTAATAACAGTTTCTGCATTTGTATTTTTAATAACAGAATACCCAGTTAATCCATAAAGCGGATTAATAGTAGAAACATTTTCTAGTCTTAAAGCATCGTATGCTATGTAATAATCTCCAGTTGGAACATCTGAGTTCTGGATAGACGTATAAATTTTAACAACAGTTACAGCATCCCAAGTAAAATTAGGAGTAACATAAAGATTTTGCAATTGCTCTGTTATTACATAATATCTATTTTCTTCAAAATCATAAGTTCCACCAGTACCAGAGCCATTATTTAATTCAATTTCAAATCTTGCAAACTCGCCAGATTCTTCTGCATCTGTTGAAGCAAAATCAACTAAAATACGAACGGTATCTGGAACAGCGCTAGAACTTCCATTTTTGCTTATTATAGAAAAGGCAAGTCTTAATTGATCTGTTGGAGCATTCTTTGAAAAATCTACATCAGCACCAGTTAAATGAATGTGATTAGATCCTGGTTCAATATAAAAATGACCACTAGAACTTCCAGTTGAAGGATCAATAGTAAGGTCAGCATCGTCTCCAACTACCATAATCATATTATTTAAAAATCTACAACGCTCATATCTTGTTGTTCTTGGAGATTTGAAAAATATGGAGTTGTCAGCATTTGTTTGAAACACTGGATCTGCGGTAGCAATAATATTGTCATCATTAGGATCATCTAATGGCTCTGTAATTGTGGGAATAGCAGATGCAGATGATTGATTATGATATTGCCAATTTTCTCCTTGTGTAAAAGCAAAGACAGTTTTGCTATCATAGGCTCCAGCAGATGGGTTTGACCCTGCTGAATATAGCCCTATTTCTGTTATTTCATATCTTTCTTCTGTTGGTAATTCTGCTGTTAGGACTAATTTTTCTGTACCGCCATCATTTACGAAACCTCTTGAAGAAATTGGAACCCTAAACATCTCAAAATCAAGATTCTCTTTTGCGGAGTAGTCTCCATATGGGTCAGCAGTTGCTAGGGGCTGTGCGCCGCATCCTACGGCTATATAAGAGGCATAGGCAGGTGCCTGCCCAAGAAGGTACTTACCAATAATAGCCTGTCCAGTATTTGTTATCATAATTCCGCCTCATATATTGTACCACTTGTGGTTATTTCTACCTGAATTTGTTCGCCATCTTCAATATTGATAACCTCAATAACCAGCCCACCATTATCTGTATCTATATAGATAAGCTCTCCATTGGGACCATTGCCAACATTGGGCACCTTAG